AAGAAACACCCAGCAACGACACCATTTCACTTGAGGAAGCTAAGAAGCTGCGTCAAGAAGCTAACGCCCTACGCAAACGCTTGAAAGCCTTTGAGGACGCGGAAGCGAAAGCCGCCGTCGATAAACTCTCAGAGAAAGAGCGTCTTGAGAAGCAGATTGCTGACTTGCAAAAGGCCCATGACGCCGCTATCAAGCAAGCGCAAGAGACGCGCATCTCGGCGGAGATACGGCTGCAAGCCCAAACACTTGGCATCGCGCCCGACCTTGCGGAAAAGCTCATTGATCGCGCTACCATCCTTGACGACGACGGCAATCCTGCCAACGTGGATGCCGCGCTGAAAGCCTTAGTCAAGACATACCCGATGCTTGTGAGTAAGTCACCAGCCGCCCCAACGGGCGGCGGCGCAACCAATCCGAGCAAGTCACAGAGCAGCGCACCCGTTGAGTTGACGCGGGAGAGTATCGCGGAGATGGCAAGCAAGCGACCAGACGAATACACCGCCCGCCGTGCGGAAATCCAGGCATGGCTCGCCGCGCATCCATGGAGGTACGGCCAGCCCTAACACCTTAGACCCATTTATTATTGTCTTTTATATCTCGTGCCCAGTGCCTTTTGAGAGACATTGAGCAGGGGATGATGGGAGATACACCTCTTGTCTCTAAACACGTTTAATCCCCAAGTCTGGGCAGATACGTTGCTGCCTAATCTGCGGGCCAACCTCGTATATGGCAATCTCTACAATTCCGACTATGAGGGATTGATTGCCAACAAAGGGGATACCGTTCGCATCAACGCGATAGGCGATATCAAGATATCCGCCTACTCCAAAGATACCGATCTCTCCGCCGCGCAGTCGCTGACCGACGCCGGAACCATGCTCACGATTAGCCAGGCCGAATACTACAACTTCGCCATTGACGATGTAGACGCCGCCCAGAGCCAGCCCAAAGTAATGGGTGAAGCTATGGCCTGGGCTGCCTATGAGCTTGCTAACACCATGGATGTCTACTACGCGGGCTTCTACGTGGATGCCACCAACAACATCGGCTCATCCGGTTCCGCCGTCACGCCCACCGTTGCCACTGCGACCTCAACTGGCGTCGGTTCCGGTACCACGTTCTATGACTACCTGGTCGTTATGAACCAGAAACTGACCGAGAACAAAGTCCCGAAGCAAGGCCGTTGGTGTACCATCATGCCGTGGGGAACCACGCTGCTGATGCAGGACATCCGTTTCACTAGCTTCAATACCCCCGAAGCGCGTTTCAGTATCCAAACCAACAAGCTTGACGCCTCCGGCGGTAGTGTCGGTGATGCCTACTTAGGCAAGATTGCGGGTATGGATGTGTACGAGAGTATCAATGCGCCTCACCTGTCAGGTACCGTTGGCACGACTGGTTCTACCGACGTGGTGCTCTGTGGACATACCATGGCTCTTACAAAGGCCGAGGGTCTCAACAAGGTAGAGGCGTACCGCCCGCCGCTCCGCTTCGGTGATGCCGTTAAAGGACTGGCCTTGTATGGCGCGAAGACCTTGCGTCCGTATGCCATTGTCGCCGGATACTTCACGCATCCTTAGTCGATAGGCAGAAAGAAAGGCTACACGCATGACAAATAGAACTGTGCTTACGCCCACCACGCTCACCGCGAACTCCGCTATCGTGAGCACCGCCAATGACGGGACGGGCTTTACCGCAGCCGACAATACCAATGGCATGTCCATTGCCATTCCCACCACGGCTATCCCAGCAAGCGGCAATATTGACCGCATGATTTTGCTTGTGCTCAACACCAACGGGACAGGCCGCACGGTGACTGTCCGTGGCGCGACCTCTGACGGTGGACTCACCAAGACAGGGGCAGGCACTGGCAACGGCGCAGCCTTCACCTACCCAGGCTTTGAAGGCGGCAAGGGCGATCTTGTGACATCGGCTATGACGCTTACAACCGGCATAGGGATTATTGGCCCCTTTGAGGTGGCACGCTTTCTACAACCGGACGGCACGGTCTCGGTCGACTTTTCTGGGGCGACAGGGTTCATAAAAGCGTTGATTCTCCCTCGATCTTTCTAGCGATGTGGATTCGCCATAGCAACGGCAATGTGGTACTGACGTTCCACGCCGCCCACATTGCCCGTTTGCTCGCAGAAGGCGGGGTTGAGGTCGAAGACCCGCGCATAGTCGATAGTCCAGTAGAGGAAGTAGTCACGAATGCCAGTCCGATCAACCATGACCGATCTGATCGCGTTAGTCCGGCTCATGATAAGCGACCCGGCAGGCGGAAGCCAGCAGTTCGCTGACCAGGATATCCAGAACCAACTGGATACGAGCGTGGACTTTATCCGCTATGAGAACCTGCATATTGCCGCCTCCATCGTGAATACGTCCTCGACTGGCAACCAGGCGCAAGTCATCTATGCCGACTACTTCAGTGATTACCAATGGTGGGAGGCGGACATTGAGATACAAGGCTACCTGACGGGTGCGCCGTGGGTCACAATCACGCCAACAAGTAGCGACTATATCAACGGTCATTGGATGTTTGAAAGTACGCCCTTCGTGAATGGCACGGTACCCGGACAGCTTCCGCCTGTGTTTGCCACGGGGAAAGTCTATGACCCGAACCTGGCAGCGGCGGACATGTTGGAGTTCTGGGCGGCAACGCTGGCAGGTGCCTATGACGTGACGGTGGATGGGCAAACGCTGAGGCGGTCGCAACTCATGGCGGGCAAGATGCTGCTCGCTCAGATGTACCGCAAGCGAGCGAAACCGCAGCGTGTGCAGATGGTACGCGGCGATATGAATAGCGAGTCGGTCAGTGAGCGGATGCGCCTACTGGAATAGGAGACGGTGTGTTAGCAATCTCAGCAGCAGAACTTACTTCTATCCGAGCAGAGGCGGAGGAGGCGGCACTTGATAAATCGTGTGTCATCACGCGCAATGTGCGGACACCTGAACCGCAGGGCGGCGCGGTGCTCACGCCAACTGACATTGAGACGGTCATGGCGGGTATGGCGCAACCAACGGCTGGGCAACTCACGAACTATGGCTATCTGGTTGGAGACAAAGCCGCCTGGCAAGTGAAGTTTTCACTGACGACGACGGTACTGGAACAAGATACGCTCACCATCGAAGGGCAGAAGTTGAGCGTCGTGAAGCTGCTCAGTCCGCGCAGTATTCCCATCTTGCTTACGGTACTCGCAACGGAGGTCGCATGAGCATTGAAGTCTTTGGCAATCGCGTCATTCTGGACAATCTGGATAAGCTCTTGCCTACCACCAGAGAGGCCATCGCGCCTGTCATGCAAGCGGCGGCGGCGGCTGGTGAGCAAGTCATGAAGGCCAATGCACGAGTGGATACCGGAGAAATGCGCGATTCAACTTACGCGGAAGTACGCGAAGATCAAATCGTATTTGGGGATGATAGCGATCACGCCATATACAACGAGTTAGGCACGATTCACATGTCACCTCAACCGTTCATCGTTCCTGGTGCCGTGGCTGGCGGCGATTATCTGATGAGCAACCTTTCAGGCATTTTGTAGGAGGCATGACGTGAGCGATCCATCCGGTGCAGTACAAGCGGCACTTATCGCACGCTATCGCGGTGACACGACGCTGCAAGGCATCTTGTCGGGCTATAACGCAGCTATTGTGGCACCGGAATGGAACATCTTTGACCAAGGCGGCTCCGCTAATATTGTGCCACCGCCCAAGCCGCCTTACGTCTATGTCAATCAAATTCTGAATTCGCCGGGGAGCTTGATGAGCATGGGGAAGGACGCGAAGGATATTCGTATGCTCATCAATGTCTTTACGCAAACTGACGGCTTTTACCAGGCGTTTGCCATTATGGCCCGCATCTATGACCTGAGTGTTTCAGCGGCAGGCGCATCGGCACTCACGCTCAGTGGCTTCAATCACATCTGGACGTGGTTCGAGAATCGCACTGAGCAAGAAAAAACCACCGATGTGCTGACGCAGCAACTGAGTGATAGATACAATTTTCAGATCACCGTTACCTAGTGGGCGGGTAAGCCCTTCTTACTCAGCATTTTCGTACCTTGTGCTCAGCCAATGGTGGATGGTTCCTCGCTCTCCTGGGAATCGTTCAGCGTTGGCTGTGCAGAGGGTGATGGAAGGATAATCAAATGCCAACGCCAACACAAGGATTTTTGGGCTACGTGAAAGTCGGCCCGACCGTCACGCCCACGAATAAAGTCTCCGATGTGACCGACATCTCTACGCCATGGACGGCGGCAGAGTATGATACGACGAGTATGAATGCCGATGCCAACAACGGCTACACGCAGGTCATTCCTGGTCTGAAATCAGGCAAGCTTGCCATTAAAGCCAACTACGTGCCAGGGGATACCAACGGACAGGCCGTCCTCATAGCCGCCTGGGGCGCAGGGACACTCTTGTACTTCATCGTGAGCATCAACGGTACCAATACGCAGACCTTTACCGGCTACGTGGCGGACTTCCAACCACACGGCCCGGTCAACAACAAAACCGATGTGACGTACAACATTACCGTATCGGGTGCCGTGGTGTTTGCCTAATGCTAGTCTACAGGCCATTTTATGAAAGATGGGAGGCTAGCTGATGGCTGGTGCATCTCCGCTTCCTGGCTACTTGTGCCAGGTCAACTTGGCGTCGGGCGCAAGCATTCCCGGTACCGATCTGGTATTGACCGATGCGGGCGACCACCAGACGTTTACGGTGCCGCTCGCATCAATTAAACGCTACATTGACCCGAACACGGCGGTCGTTGTGCAGACCACGACGGACGGCTCAACCTGGACAACGGCGGGCGCGAACACGCTGCGCTACCTCACGGCGCAAGTCGTGCTGACGGTCGCGCTTTCCGGTGGCACATCGTATGGCTGCCGCCTGCACACCTTCAACTATATCGCCTATGCCGCCATTATCCAGGCCACTGATATCACCTTCCAACCGACCCGCGTCATGAACGACGGTACCACGCTACAAGGCGCAAGCGGTACGGGCTTCATGACTT